TAACTGTAATTGGGCTCCCCTTGAAGGACTTGCTTCTCCACCACCTGCTAAAATCATTCTTTGATTATCAGCAGCATCAGAAGTATTAGTTCCTATAAAGTTATAAGTTGACCTATTTAATAAGATTTTCCCAGAACTGTCTATACGCATTCTTTCTACTGCTCCACCTACTGCATTGTAAGTAGCAGTTCCAAATGATAAAGCTCCTGAAGGTAAAACTGCTGTAGAAGAGTGGTCATTTATAGAATTTATAAAAGAAGTAACATAAGGTGCATTTCCCGATGGGTCTCTTGTCCAATATTCAATACCACCTATTTTATTTTCTGAAACCCAAGAGCCTGATGTTGTACTATTTGTTATTTTCATAACAGGAGCATTTGTTGCAGGGTCTCCACCCGCACCATTACCTGCTTTTATTTCAAATATTTCATCAAGAGTTCCTGAACCTGTTCCAATTCCTACTCGACCTGAACTGTCTATACGCATTCTTTCTGAAAGAGAACTTCCATTAGCTGTAGAAAAAGACATTGCATTAAATGGAGGGTATGTAGAGCTGGTTGCAGAATCTTCAAAAACCTTTATTTGACCCCTAATCTTTTGAGCATTTGAAGCATCATCTATTCTAAAGTCAATTGCACCTATAGTATCTCCTGATGCCCAACCACTTCCTTCAAAAGAATTTGTTATTGATAATATAGCTCCATTTGTTTGGTCGTTTTTTGCTATTTCTAAAGTTGATACAGGCGAAGTAGTTCCAATTCCTAATCCAGTTGAGTTCCATCTGCCTAAGGTTCCACCACCTCGTTTAAAATCAATATAATTTGTACAATCTAGTGTTAAAGGATAGCCTGTGTCAATATGAAAACCTGTTGTCGCACGAGTATCATAATCAATCCCTATTTTATTATAAGCTGTATCATCAGTATTAAATGTCCAGTTTATAAATCCATTTGTGCCACTTGCCCCAGATTTTATCCACATATTAGCATTTGACGCATCAAGTTGTAAATCACCAGTAACTTCTAATTTTTTACTAGGACTAGTCGTTCCTATTCCTACGTTGCCACCAGATTGTATTGTTAGTCTTTGTGTGTCGTTTGTATATAATTTAATTTCTTTTGCTTCTCCGTTATTAATTAAAAAATCTCCATCAGCATCTATACCTAATGTTGTTCCTGTGGTTGCTGTTCCGTTTGTAAATTTTTGATAAGTAGCAGTTAGAGTTGCTGAATTATTTAAATGTAATTTTTGTGCAGGGTCAGAAGTTCCTATTCCTACATTTCCTGAACTGTCTATTGTTAGTCTTGTGTTAGCGTTTGTCTTAAAAGTCATTTCTTTACCGACATTATCATATAAAATACCACCATTATCAAAATCTGCTTGATTACCAAAATCTAATATAGTAGTGCTTTCACTTGTAAATGAAGCCCTTGTATTTCCTGAAGCAGTTGACAATTTTAATAAACTTCCTGTTGCCCCTTGCGGTGTGCCACTACCTGCGGTTATTTCACCTGTAACTTTAACTCCTGTACTTGTAGTTTCAAATTTGTTTGCACTATTATATCTAAGTTTAACTCCAGCATTACCTACAGCTTGAATTGCTATCTCTGTTCCTTGTACATAAACTAAAAAATCATCTGCTGACTTTAATATTACATCATCTCCTGTATTTTCAATGGTTAAATCGCCTGTAGTATTTGTAATAAATGAGTGAGTTTCATTATGATATAATTTTAAATCACTACCTGTTCCAATTTTAAGTTCTTTATTATCTGGTAAAATTACATCTCCTGAAAAAGTTGAAGTACCAGAAACATCTAAAGTACCTTTTATATTTACATCTACATCGTCAGATGAATTTCCAAAATATGCGTCACCAGAAGTAAATTGATATTTTGCTATTGATGTTACAGGATTGTTAGATGGAAAAAACTCCACAACATTTGCCAAACTACCAGCATCAGGTAAAGCCTGAATCCAAGCAGTACCAACAAATATTCTATTACTAACACTTCCATTACCTCCCTGCATATTAATACCACCTCTTTCGTTTCCTGTGCCTTCTGTATAATATTTTAAACCACCAAATGAGCTTCCTGAGCCTGTTCCACTTTTAATATATAATGATTCTTCAAAAAATGATGTAGGAGAACCACTACCAGCATCTAAAGTATAAAAAACTTTTTCTAACGAATTAGTAGAATTATTATAAGAATATAATTCAACGCCAGTAGTTTCTTCACCAACAATAAGGTTTTTAGTACCTGCTGCATTTTTTATTTCTATAGAATTAGTTAGAACCTTTAAATTGCCTGTTCCATTATCTTTTATATAACTGTCGCTTGCATCGTGATATATTTGTAAGTCAGAATCGTCACCAAAATTTATTTTTTGGTCATCTGCCATTATAATATCATTAGCACCTGATGTATTGCCGTTTGCTAATACTTCTGAAAGCTCATTATTAGCACTTACTTGTGTATCAACGTATGCTTTAGTAGCAGCATCTTGAGCAGCACTTGGGTCAGTTAATCCTGATATTATTCCTGAAACTGTAATTCCAGTTGAAGTTGTTGTTAATACATTAGCACCTCCGTAATTAAGCTTTACCCTAGAATCTGTAGCACCATCTAAATCTAATTCTATATATTTTTGTGAACCATCACTTTTAGTTAAGTACATATAAGTACCTTGTAAATACAAAGCTCCTGTTCCATCTTCTGTAATATAGCTATTACTGCCATTGTGATGTATTTCTAATTCTCCATCAGTACCATATATTGATTTACTTGTGTCTGTAAAAGTTATATCATCTCCTGCACTTACTGCTATATCCGTTCCCCCTGTGGTATTTCCATTAGCAAGTATTTCTTCTAAAGCATCTTGACCTTCTACTGCTGCATCTACATAACCTTTAGAAGCTGCGTGAGTATCTGCTGTTGGAGTTTCTGGTATAGTTACTTGACCTACAAAACTTGCACTTCCAGTAGAAATAATATGACCTAAAGATGATATTCTAAACGCTTCATCTCCATTATAATTTGTATGTAATAAAGCAGGTTCATCTCCATTATTATCGCCTGTATGTATTTCTAACCCACCAGTATCATTGCCTGCTGATGAATCTATTTTTGCTATAACGTGAGAGCCATTAGGGTCAGCAGATGTTGGCGTTCCTGTTGTAACAATAAAGTTAGAATTAACATTTACATCACCACTAAAAGTACCTGTAGTACCTGAAATAGTACCTCCTGTTACGTTGCCAGTAAGATTACCTGTAACATTACCTTCTAAATTAGCAACTAAACTAGCTACTGCATATCCTGTTCCACTTGTGTTTACTGTTGTAGTAGGTTCAACTTCTAATCCTTTAAATAATCTGTATTTACCTGTTAGAGCTTCTCTAAACAGTCCTGAGTATAGTGTAGTATCAGAAGGATGATATTTGCCATAAAAACCTATATCAACTGCGTCTGTAGAAGTGTTGTTGTTTGCTAATACAATTAAAGGGTCTTTAACTGTTAATGTATCTGTTCCTACTGTTGTAGTGCTTCCTTCTACTACTAAATTTCCGATTACTGTTAGATTGCTACCTATTTTAGCATCTCCAAAAACGTGAAGGTTTAATCCTGATTCTGGTGTTACACCTATTCCTACTTGTGTTGTTGATACAAACATAGGAGAGTTGTTACCAAAACCATCAGTTAGTTGTTTTGCACTAACTGTTATATTTCCATTATCAGAAAACTTTACAAGTGACTGATAAGTATTTTTTATTTTATTTCCTGAAAGTGTAGCCATCTTTATTTAGTTTTTGTAAGAAAGTATCTAACTTAGCCACATTACTTTCTTTAGGTTTATATGTTTTTATTTTTTTACTCTTCATTAAAGTACCCAAGAATTGAAGTTAACATCTTTATCAGGGTACATATCTCCATTTGTAGAAGATACATATTCTGGATATAGTGTACTGTTATAGTCCATGTAATCCACAAATCTTCTAGTATAGAATTCTGCTGTTTCTGTAACTTTAGCTAACATCATTCTCATTTCTTCTAATGAAATAGTTTCTGAGTTTTCACTTCTATGTTTAAATACACCTCCATTGCTAATCTGATACATAGCAAAAGGAAGGTAAGAGCTTTGCGTGAACCAAGTAAGCATAGGTTTTACATAATCATCTAGTAATAACTTATAATCAGAATTACCAGCATCATCTATAGTACCTGCTAATATCAAAGCTTGTAGTTTTTTATAGAGTAATCCTCCTAAATAGTTTTGAATGTGTGTATCTTGAGCTACTTCAATAAACTGTATTAGTTTATCAGCATCTACATTTCCATCTATTATAGATTTTCTTTTTAAATCATTTATTGTTATAAAGAGTGCTTTCTGTGCCATAATTATTTAGTTTTTGGATAAGCACCTCTGTTTGGCATATCTACTGGTCTAACTTCGACTTCTTGAGGATTATTTGGTTCCTTAAATCCGTCTTGTACAGCATCTGAAGCTTCAACTTCGGTATTTGGTGTTACTTTCTTTTTATATACTCTTCTTTCCCAGAAGTGATGACAATTTTTACCTCCTTTGAACTTAAACAGGTTGTATTTACTCTTGTTATGCCCTAATTCACTGTTTAATCCTTTAAAAGACATAAGAGTAATGTCTTCTTTTCTAAACACTAAGTTTTTACTTGTAAGAGACTCCATTTGTTTACAGAATACTCTACTTTTATCAGAGTTTCTTACTGGACCATAAGAATATCTTATTTTATATCCAGAATTATCTTGACTTGACTTCTTGTTAGGTTTAGCATCATCTTCTGATACACTTAGTTTAGTTAAATCAAACTCTTCATTGTCATTACCTACTGCTTCACTATGTATAAGCTCCCATTCATCAGAAACAACCTCTCCTAATACTTCTAGTTGATTGTACAAGTCATCTGCACCTTCATCTGATAAATCTAGTTCTTCTTGTGAACTTAACTTCTCTCCTGTCTCTTCTTCTCTTTTAACTTTAGTAGAAATGTTATCTAATTCTGTAAATTCTATTGGTTGTAGAGTTACAAAGTATAAGCTTAAGTATATTTTATTAAATGCAAGTATTTCATCTAAACCATCTATAATATTTTGTTGAAATGGTCTGATAACTATATTATCCATAAGTATAGAAGCAGTTCTAAGTTCTTCTGCATTGTTTCCAAATCCTGTATTGTCTTTTATACCTAAAAGTATAGGAGAAACAATACCATGACCAAGCATTATTTTTTCCCTGCTTTCGTCAGCCAAGAATTGATACTGTGCATGAGCATCTGGTAAGTGAATAGGTTGTAAATCTGCTTGAGTTTCTGTAGACTCATTAAAAGTAAGTATGAATTTACCTGCATTTGAAGAGCCACTAAACTTATCATATATTTTATGCTCAATAAGCTCTTGAGTTTCTTCATTAGGTACTCCATTGTTAAAGTTTATTAATAAAGAAGGTTGTAATCCATTCTTTATATTGTTTATATGATAATTACTTACTTCTTCTTCTAATTCTGCATATTGTAAGCAAGATTGGTAGTCTACTGGAGAATAATAGTAGAATCCTGACCTATATGGTTTAAATACATATATTTCTATAACCTCTTTTTTAGAACCATTACCAAAAGAAGGTATTCTTTTAGGTTTGTCACTAGGACTCATTTCAGACCACTTAGGATGGTAGTAATAAGCTTCTATTTGACCTTTTTTAGCTTTTTCTGCTCTAAGAGTCTCCATAGGAAAGTGTAGCACCTTCACAATGGCTGTTTTACGCTTGTTATAGACCACTTGAACAGCAGATTGACCTAACATCTTATAATCGTTTACAACACGCCTTAAATCCTTTTGTTTTAAGAGCATTTTCATTTTGGCATACATCTCAGGTTTTATCTCACTGTCTGTAGCTTCTAGTCCTCTACCATAAATCATATCTACAATACCATTTATACATCTAGCATTTGTAGGGCTGCCTAAGTATTTATCTATAAGTTCATCAAAGTAATCATTGTTATCTCCGTATTGAACCCAGTCTTTTCCGTAGACTTCTTTTATTTCTGGTATTTCATAACCAGATAAATTGACTACTCTAATATTTTTATTTTCCATATTATATTACTATGTATTCGTCTTCAGAACCAGCACCATATTCAGTGTACTTGTTCGTATTTAATGTGTGTATTACTTCATCATTTGTTTGAGAAGTTACATAAGCCTTATCTCTATACCATAAATTACCACCTTTACTGAATTGTAAGTAGTAAGCAGTTTCATCTTTTAATATAGTAGAAGCTAATGATACAGAAACAAAGTTTCCATTGTCAGAAGCTGTAAGGTCTGTTAGTGTTTCGCTTTTGTTTGTTCCGTCTTGTGTTATAGTAAGATTTATGCTTGACAAAGACGTTTTGTCTCTAGGGATTATATTAATCGTCTGAGAATCTGTATTTGGAAGTAATCTTATCATAATAAGATAACTGAAAAGTATTGATTTTGTTTTATATAGAAAAAGCCCTAATTAAAGGGCTTTATATCTATTATGTTTAAGAGTGTACTATGTTTAAGAGTTCACAACAGCAAACCCAGCAGTAGCAAGGTCTCCTTCAATAAAATTAGCAGGTAATTTTTCCATTCCTGTTAATGTTAATGTGTATCCACTTAAATCTCCCATAGCGCCACCTGTTACAACAGTTCCTCCTGAAACATCCATTCCATGCTCTAATCCAGCTAAGAAAAGATTTCCGTTATTATCTTTTATGATAACGTGAGGTCTTCCCCAAGAAAGTAATTTTAATTCCTTGTGGTCAGCAACAGTTAGTTTGTGTAAAGTTAGTTCTAGTACTTGCTCAAAAGCAGTTGTTCCATTCTCTCTACTAGATTGAATGTTTTGTGTAAAAGATGAAGTTCCTTTGATATCATATTCGTAGGCATTAGGGTCTGTTCCCCCAATTCCAGATACTGTTTCTATCATTTCATCATTAGGGTCATCATAAGCGATAGTACCTAATGTTCCATAATTAACAAAGTAAACTTTATCTAATCCACCAACGCTGTCTTTACAAGGCTCTGTTCTATATAGTGATAAATTACAAGACATATTATTAGTTTTTTAAAAGTTAGTATTAAAAGGGTGAGTGGTTAAGCCCACCCTTTATTTAATTATTATTAAGCGTTTACTCTGTATACGATATCTCCTCCGATTCCGTATTGTACTCCACTTGTAAACCTCATGATTACTCTTACATTTTGAGAACCATCTAAGTCACCCATATCGATAACTTTTACTTCGTTGTGGTCAGATAAAAGACCTGTTCCAAAGTATAGGTTAGATTTTTCAGCAGCAACAGCAGTGTCATCAGCTAATCCATTAGCAACAAATAGTTTTACACCATCAAAGCTTAATGAACCATTGTTCCACCATTGAGTTCCTTGAGAGTTTGTACCAGCAGCACCTAATCCAGAAGCTCCAAATCCACCTAAGCTTCTTACATAAGCTCTAGCGATGTTTTGAGATACATATACATACATATCTTCTTGTCCGTATAAAGAAGAAGGAATTGCATCTACGATAGAACCTAATTCAGCGATTACGTTAGCAGAAGTAATTGCAGAACCAGTTACATCTATAACATCAGAATCAGCAGCTAATAAAGTAGAGAATCCATCAAATTCACCTGCGTTAGCGTTAACTCCACTCCAGATGTTTTGCTCAGTCTTCTCAGCAACTTTAGCAGCAACGTGAGAGATTAAGAAATCACTAAATTTTGGAGGTAATTTGTCAAATGAAGAATATCCCATTTGTACAGCTTCCCAATCAGAACGGAAGTCTTTTTTACATAGTTCAATATTAACTTGGAACTCTTCTGGTTGAAGGATTCTTTCAGTTAATGTTACTGAACCTGTGTCAGCAAAATCACATGAAGCATTAGCAATAAGTCCACTTGTAGCGACCTTTTTGATTACTTCCTTAAATTTCACATTAGGTTTTACTGAAATTCCACCATTTTCTATAGTAGAACCAGATAATAATGCAGCAGAGATATACTTTCCAGCAAACTCTCCAGCATAAGTACTTGTAATTGAAGTTGTAGTAGCCATTTTTAATTATTTTAGTTTTGGTTTTATTATGATATTTTGTTTAGTACTCTATCCATTATTGTTTGTGGTCTGTTTTGACCATATAAATGAACATTGTTTTTTTCTACGTTGGACTCAGGAGAATGAGCAATAGGCTCTACTTCTGGTTCCTGTGAAGATAATTCCACTTCACTTTCTTCTGATACTTCTTCAGAACTCAATTCTTCTGGAACTTCAGGAGACTTTTCGTCACTCATTGATTCCATTAATTGGTCGTACATTGCTTTTACTTCAGCAATAGCTTTAGAAAGTTCTTCTTTAGTAGCATATAAATTTTCTTCTTCAATCTCCTCTACAGGAATCTCATCAGAAACTTCATCTTTTACTTCTTCGATAACTTCTTCAGCTAATTGTACATCTTCTTTTACTTCTATCTCTTTGACTTCTTCAGTCTCAGATAGTAAGATTTTCTTAAATTTGTCTACGATGTCGGTAGCTTTCATATATTATTGATTTAAATTAACAGTATAACTTGATAACCTCAAGCTTTTATTTTTGTTGTATTTTTAGTTAGCTGCTGTACAAGCATCACAATCATCATACAGTGTAGCTGATTCTATATGGTGTTCTCCACTAGCAGAAACATTGAGTACAGTATAACAATTACTATGACCTGAGTTTTCAAACTCTAAGTAATAAATATTACCTACAACTAATTGTGTATCGTGTAAATGTATTTCTTTGTGCATTGAATGACCACATCTTTGCACCCTATAATAATACTCATCTCCAACAGTAGCTTCTCCACTTATATTGCCTATGCCTTGAGCTTGTAAAGAACCATCACAACATTTCGTTGAATATGTTCCATCTTTACATAAACATCCTCTTCTTGATGAACGAGGACTTGTTCTACTTGGTGTTTTTTTATATCTTCTTCTCATCTCACTTTTTCTTAACGCAATTAGGTCTTTTTTTACCATCTATAATTTGATAACCTTTTTGCTCATAGCCATCCCAACAAGGACTCTTAGTAGTTGCTCCAGCTTCTACTGAATGTGATTCACAAGGCATATACCACATCTTTCCTTCATACTCATGCTCGTGTATTAATTCACATCCTATATCTTTAGCCATCTCTAATGCTTTCTCTTCAGAAGAGTATGCTAATCTATCATCTATAATAGCATAATCATCATTTATTATTTCAGAGTATAATGCAGTAACCGAATTGTTTACTTTCTTATCTATCCTTTTAAGTTTAGATATAGCCCAGTTAACACCAGCAGAACCACCCCAAGCATCCCACATTATTCCTCCACATCCTTCAGAGTATGGCACATCTTTGTTTTGTTGATGTCTTTTAAAACTAGCCATTCTAGCAATCGTTGACCTTGTTATTTTTTGTTTATTAGCTAATTGTGAAGCTCTTCTCCATCCTACGGAAGTTCCACAAGAACTACCATTTTCTTTTTTATACTTTAAAGCTCTCTTTGCATTGTTTACTGCACCTTGTGGATAATCGTTATATGATTCTAATTCTACTTCTTGTGAATCTAAGAACGCTTCTTCCATTTCATATAACTTAGATAAAGCTTCCATTTCATCAAAGTCTTCTTCTACACTTTCTTTTGGTCTTTCATCTAACTTATCAGCAAAGAAACCTTCTATAGAGAACCCTTTTACTTTACCTTCTTTTACAAAGTTGTTCCATACTTCATCATTATTTACTTTTACAGATACCATCCAAGTTCCTATAGGTAAATCAAAACCATATTTTCTTGACTTGTCTTTCTTTTTATCTTCTATAATCCAAGATTCTACAACAGATAACCCATTGAGTTTAACGTCGTGTTCTAAAGTTGAATTGTTTTGTTTGCCTCTTGATAAGAATAATTCAGATGCTTTCCTAACAGTGTCCTCACTAAAGAATATATTATACTCATCTTCTCCATTAGTTCTGTATATTTTTTTATTAGGTATAAGAGCAGCACCCATTAAGATTCTTTTCTCTTTATCTACTTCAGCAAGTTTTACTTGTTGTTTCTTCAATGCAATAAAGTCTTCTTCTATTGCTGGATTCTCGACAACGCTTATAGCTTCTATTCCACTAAATTCGTTCTCTTCATCAATATATAGTTCTATTGTTTTCATAATATGATAACTTTTATTTTTGTATTTTGTTTTATTTATCCTATTGTAGCTGTTGAGTCTATTTTTCTATCTAGTTCTTGTGCTGAACTAACATCAGAACTTAACACATAAGCTTTTATTGGTTCACCAAACCTAGCACCAACCACACCAGCTAATTGACTACCTGCACCTTGACCTACTACGTTGAAGTCTGGAGCTGATACAGAAATAGAACCTACTCCACCTCCACCAGCAGCTTCTACAGGAAGTTTAGTAGACATAATTTCTTGTACCTGCTTCATACCAAACGCACCAACTGCAACTGCCTGTGCAATATTCCAAGGACCATAAGGCTTGGCTCCTAATGCAGCAGTAATAGCTTCTTTAGTATTCATTATAGCCATAGCAACTGCAACTGCTTTACCTACAGCAGAACCTTCTCCAGCAATACCAATTATAGCTTGACCTACTTGATTGGCTATTGCAAGTTTTGTTTTCTCTGATTCTTCAAAAGACTTGTCTTCATCTTGTTTGTATTTGATTTTAAGATTAGTTAATTTCTCTTCATCTTCTAAGGTAGATAAATTTCTATCTTTATTTAGTTTTATTATTTTCTCTAATCTTAACTTTTCTCTTAAAAATTGTTGGTCTCTTAATGCGTCTTCAGCAGCTATCCTATCTAGCTCGTTAGTAGCCATGTCTATATCAAATTGTTTTACTAAATCACTGCCTAGTTGTAATTGCTTAACAAGACCCTGTAAATCATTTAAATGTTGTTGTTCATAGAAAGTTTTAGTTTGACTTGAAAAAGATTTATTTGCTGAATCAATAGCATTTAAATAATTTGAATTTGCATCAATAAGTGATTGATTGTAAGAATTAATTCCATTAATACTAGCATCATAGTATCTTTTTTCAATCTCCTTTTTTTGTTCCTGTGTCTTTGCTTTAGCTAATTCTGATTTCTTGTCTAAATCTAATTGAAGTAAATATTGTTGTAGCCTTAAAGATTGAGTAGTCTCGAAGTCTTCGTGTTTAATTTCTAAATTCTTTAAAGCAGCTATTCTTCTTACTTCTATTTTATCCTCTTCATATATTGCCTCAGATTCCAAGGCTTCATTTCTAAATTTCTCTTCTTCAGATTTAAAGTCTAATATTTGTTGTTTAAATAGCTTTATTCTTTTTTGTCTACCTTTTTTATCGTTATCACTATCTGAAAAACCAAAAGCGAATCCCTTTGTTAACTCTTCTACTTTTTCTAATATAGGTTTTGATTCTGAATTAACAGAATCTAACATATCCTGAAAAGATTTCTTTATTTCATCATTGGTAACTTTTCTGTTTTCAAGTCTTATTTCACCTCCTTTTGTAAATGTATTTTTAAGTATTTTTTCTGTTTCTATTCCTTCTGATTTAAGAAGTTTTTTCATTTCTTCTATTCTTTTTTTCTCATCTTCTATTGCATTAATATTGTCTAATACTCCTTTTTTAGCTAACAAAGCAGAATTGTCTGCTGTTAACTTGTCTATTTCAATCCTAGAAGCTTGAGCTATTGAATAGTCAATTATTTTCTGTTTAACAATGTCTAGTTGCTGAGCATATTTAAAGTCCTCGTCTTTTAAAGTAGGAACAAGTTTTTT